ATATAAATTTCACCTGCGTTTGTACCCATATACAAATCAGCACCTGATTGAGGTGTAAATACCCAACCATTTGTACCTGTAGAATATAAGTTTAGATCATTTCCTGCCCCAAATTTTAACTTCTTATTATCGCCAATAATATTAACATCATCTCTTGCTGTTATTATACCTACTGAATCTATATTCGTTACATCTTCATATGTTAATGTACCACCAACGCTTACATTACCAGTTACATTTAATGCAGCATATGTTGATATTCCACTAGTTGTATTTACATTTACACCATTTAATTGAAGACCAGCAAGTGTCCCATCAGACTTAAAGACATTTATCTCATTTGCCTGTGCTGTGATACTCGTGACACCAGATATACTATTGGGTCTAATTACTGTCATTCTTATTTAATCTCCATCATAGTATTTAGACTACCACAAGAGTAGATCCTTGTGCAACATCTATGGTTGCACCAACTGCAACTGTAGTTGGGCCTATAAGTAAAGCATTTTTACCTGAAGGAACTGATACTGATGTATGAATATTAGAATCAAGCGTAAGTAATCCCTCATCGATTGATAAATTTCCACGAACTTGTATAGCACCCTCAGATGTTGCTGATCCAGCAATTGTCGTGGTGTTAATACCTAAGATTTTAGTTGTATGAACACCAACTGCGTTAGATGCAAACGTTCCACCAGCACCAGAAGAACCACCAGCGATGCTGATAGCAACAGTTGTACCACTTACCGCAAATGTATTTCCAGCACCTATAAAATTAAGTTGTGTAATACCAGCACCAATCTGAGTACCAGCAGATTGAATACCTATTTGTGAAGGGCCACTAAACAATGTAGCAGTTGCAACTCCAGCATTACCAAGTTGGATATTATTTCCAACTGTAACTTCACCTGCAGGAACTTTGATTCCTGTTCTCGCAGTTACAATACCAAGTGAATCTACATTCTTTACATCTTCATATGTCAGTGTTCCACCAATTGAAACACTACCTGTGAATGTTGCTCCAACACCAGTAAGATTTCTAATTGCTACATCATCAGAGTTTGTAAGAACTACATCACCTGTTCTACCAAAGACTGATGTAACTAAGTTTTCTGATGATCCACCGACTCCACCAGCAAAACCAATATGTCTTACTTGAATCGCAACACCAGTAGCTGGTGCAGATACAAATGATAAAACATTAGAATTTGTTGCGACTGTATACGCTCTTGTAGTTCCTGAATCTGATGGGTATTGAACTACACCATCAAGAGTTACTAAAATATTTCTTGGATCTGGTGGTGTCTTTGATAATGTAAAGTTTACAGTGCTATTATCTCCTGTAAAATTATCTATTGCATTATCAGATATTTCAAATGACGAAACATTGCTCGCCATGATACTACCAAAAACTGTATCAGTAGATGCAGGTGCAGTTGAAAATACTAAAACAGAATCGGCATCTATACCAAAACCTGTAGAAGGAGATGTAGAATCATGTGGTTGTTGAAGAACACCATTGATTGATAGCACCACCTGTGATGCACGAGTTACCTTTGCATGTGTACCACTATCATGAGTAATTTTAAATTTGGTATTAGTACCATCAAAGGCTACATTTAAGGTATGTGAAGATCCTGCACCTAATCCAGTAAGATTTATCTGAGTTCCATTATTTGCATTAGATAAACTAGATGCGAGTTGTACTAAATTACGATCTACTCTTATAACATAATATACGCCATCCGCAAGACCAGTAATTGCAGTTCCACCACCATCATTATAAGTTACTCTCTGTCCCGTTATGAAACGATGTTCAGGTAAACTTATTGTATCAGCTGCAATACTGACAATTGATGATGAAGATCCATCAAAGGTCGCAGTAAAAGTTGATAGCGTATCTAATATACGAAAAGAATTATTTTCTCCTGCCGTAGGTCTTATGCCAAGATATGCCATATTTCTTTTTTAGTTATTTATGGGTTGGAATCCCACAGAACATTATTATCCTTATCTTTTATTCTAACCCTTCCATTAGTACTACTAGCTCCCCATGTAATTTGTCCTGTAAGTTTTGCCCATACACCAACACCCTGTCCAGATGCACTAAATGCTATTTTGAATAAAGATCTTGTTGATCCTGCTCCATCTGGAGTGCTGTCAGCTGGGAATGTAACGGTACCAGCTCCCGGATTTAAACCAATCTGGCTAGTGGTCATTACCTCACTATCATAATAGTGAGTACCATTCCTCCATGTATCTCCACTATTATTAGCACCAGCTTCTCTTCCAGCTACAGCTCTAATATATGTTACGTTCATACCATAACTAGATCCACCTTGCCCGTAAACAATATGAGATCCATTAAAAGTCCAACTAGCACTGTCAGTAATTTCAAACATAAAATGAGTACCTGTATAACCACTAGCATATGAAACCTGTAGTGCAATCATAGCAAAACCACCATATACCGAGCCCATTCTTATATCACCAGGCCCATAGACATGTAAGAGTGATTTTGGATCTGTAACATGTATGCCAATTTTACCTGAATGATCAATTACCATCCTCTGATTTGAAGATGAACCACCACCTGTATAGAACTGCAATCCTTCATTGTCACCAGCAGCACCTCGATAATTAATCTTTGCTTGATCACCAGCACCAGTCTTCCAATTAATTGAAGCAATATCACCACCAGTAGATTGTCTGTATAATTGGAGTGCTGGATTATCATCAGTTGTTGCTTTTACAACAAGTTGAGCACCCGGATTGGAGTCATTTATACCAACTTTACCATCTGATGTGATGCGAAGTCTTTCTGTTGGAGTATCTGTTGCACCTGTTGTATTTCTAGTATTGAATACTAATGCACCTTTCGTGTTTCCAGAATTATCACTTTCTGTATATCCCATTGAAGCAGGATAAACACTGGTACCAAAGGTTGTAACATATCCAAACCCAATCAGTCTATTAACATTTGTTCCATTCTCAGTATCACCTAATGCAAGGAAAATACTATCATTACCTAATGAAGTAGATACAGCACGTTTTATTCTTACGGTTCCAGCAGAGTTGATGCGGAGTCTTTCTGATCCACCAACAATAAATGCAGCATCATAACTAGCAGTTGTATTATTCTTCCAATAAGTATAGCCAGGCGAAGCACTAGTATCTACACCAAATATAAGTCCTTGACCACTAGCAGTACTGTTCTGAAGATTTAGCATATCTCCAGATGTAGGTGTTGTAAATTTCGCTATTCCTCCATTTCCACTAGTTGAACTATAAATACGAAGTCTTTCACCACCACTATTAGTAAAACGAATAGAGCCACTTCCTGCTGTTCCTATTGTAAAATTACCGTTTGCACCTAATTGTGATTCAAAGAATGCTCTTTGTGCTCCTCCAGCATCACCTAGATATATACTTGCATAATTACTATTAGAATTATTACCAACAAACTGCATTCCAACATTACCTGATGCTTCACTAACAACTAAGTTATTAGAATAAGAATTAGCTGGTGAAACTGAAGTGGCTCCTATAATCAATCTACCATTTGAGTCAATTATCATTCTATATGTTGTTCTTCCCAAATCATAAAAAGCAAGACCAGGCCCAACACCACCATCTGCTTGCATTAACCATCTCTCTGCAGTATCTTTGACTTCTATTCCAGCACCAGTAGCATTAGTGCTCTGAAACTTACCATATACATTACCAGTTCCAGAAACATCGAGTTTTCTATCAGGAGAATTTGTTCCTACCCCCATGTCACCATCAGGTATTACTACATCAGAATTAAAAGTAGAAATGCCAGTTACAACAATGCCCCTATTTGGTGCCATTGAAACGTTAACATCACTAGCATCAGGACTTTGTAAATTGTGGGTTTTTAATGTTGACATTATCTCCTCAGTGGAATATGCCTCATGGCATCTTGTACTTCTTGTGGTGTTGCATCAATAATTTTCATTGCATCAGACTTATTTTCATAAGGAAACTTACCTTCCTTAGCCTTTGCATACTTTTCACATCTTAAATCAAATAATAATTTATTGTAATTAGAATCACTACCATATTTAGTTTTCAAAAGTCCCTCTGCTTTTTCTGAAAATTGCCACATTGAACAATTGCATTTACCAGTTCCACAATCATCCACTTCAACAATTCCCATACCTTGTTTTTTTATATCTTCAAGATATGTCATATAATCAATATTACTTGAATCAGTAGGGATCCATGCATTATCAGATTTCCTTTTTATATAATCTAAATTACCTAATTCATCTTTAACACATTGATACATAAACATAATTATAACTCCGCATTTGCTACAAATTTATATAAACTGGCCTGACTGCCACCCAAACCACTAAATGTAGCATAGAATCCAGATGGAGATTGCCCTTGTGCAAGAAGACTACCACTACTAGTTTCAGTAATAGTTACGGTAGGTGTTGCTCTCATTTCAGTTGCAAAAATATGACTACCTCTCGAATAACCATCAGCACTACCATAACCAGAACTTAGGATTGAAGATCCAACCGTTTGATAATATCGTTGGCAACGTGCAAGTTCCTCTCCGTGACTACGCTGCTCGAATGGAGTGGCCACTGAACCAACTTCTAATTGAATATTTGAGATATCTAATGTCCATGAACTTGCACTATTGTTTGTTCCTTGTCCTAATGCTATTTGGAAATAACTAGCTGCACCAAAAGTTTTACCAGAATGAGAAGGAATATCAAAGGTTAATGAATATTTTCTAAAAGTAGAATCATTTTGTAAATATGGAGTCGTTTGCTGTGCAACATCAACATCAGCACTTGAATCATAATGTATAGTTATCCATGCGGCTAAATTAGCATTTACATGACCTCTTGCCCAAAATGATAAGGTAGCTTTTCCTTCTGGAATGGAGGCAGCATCTTCAATTCTTTGGAAAATTCCACAATAATCACTTGATGATGTAGACGCTATACGAGCATAATAACGTGATCCATCAATTGGATTTGTATGAGTTTGTCTGGAGAAAGTCATACTTGCACCAGAAAGATTGTGATGCCATCTATCTGCTGCTACATAACCAGATGAACTTGAACTTGTTGCTCTTTGCCAAATATGAAAATTTCCGTTGATTATTTTGTTGCGATGTGAGTATGGTGTTGTGCGTGTAAGATTTTCACCACTACCACTAAATGATGTTGCAGTACAGATTCCTGTTACAACAGCTCCCGTGTTAGTGGTTTCTATTCTCTTCGTTCCATTAGAGTAGAGTGATACATCTCCATTAATATTTGCATTAATGCAATAGTCACCTGTATCTTTATCACTATCTCTAAGTTGAAATGAACTATTAGAAACAAGCTTTAAACCACCTGTTCCAGATTCTTCAATAATACTATGGTTACCGTCATGAAACAGTTGAAGATCGGAACTAGCTCCGAAAGATAACTTTGCATTATCTCCAAACTCTAATTGATTATCCGACTTATCCCATACGACATTGTATGATGCCCCAGCTAATGTAAGATCATCATTAAAAACTGATGTTGAAGATACATCTATACTTCCATTTATATCTAACTGTCCTGTTGTTGTAATCCCAGAAAAAACATTACCATTATTACCGAGTAATGCTGTACCACTTGTCGGCATAGTAAAAGTGAGATTACCAGCATCCGCAGCTGCTGCAATCTCAACGTATCCACTATTACTTCCAGTTAGACGTACTTTTGACATATTACTTTTTAGTTATTTATGAACCCTCAAGGGCAGCAACTCTTGCTTCAAGTGATTCTCTCTTTGCAGTCTCCTCCTGTAAAGCAGCAGTAAGAAGTGGAACTAATTTAGCATAATCAACTGATTGATAAATTGGATCATCTTTTTTCCATTGTCCACCATTTTGAGTTTCATCCTCTGCTTGTACAGCATCTTTTGTTCCAGAAACTACACCAATATCAGGTAAAACTGCCTGTGCTTCATGTGCAAAGAAACCTTGACCTAATTTATCATCATTCTTCCAAGTAAATTGATATGGTTTAAGTGCTTTTATTGTTGTTAATGCATTTGATATTACTGTCTCATCCTTTTTCAATCTATAATCAGAAGTTGATCCATATGTCATAGTTCCATTACTATTTGTTATCGACACATTACCACCACCAGTATGGGTGAATTTCATTCTCTGAGCACCACCAACCTGCCATGAATTCATAGTACTATCAGTAGGATAATACTCAACTTGACCCCGCGACCATATACGCATCTTTTTGCCTGTAGTATTACCAGACCAATTAGCAGTACCAAGATCTAAATACCCACCATATTCCCAACCATTACCAGATTGTCTACTTCCTTTAACATAAGCCCACATTCTTTCTTGACCAGCAGATCCAGTTCCACTTCCTCCAAGTCCAAGAACTCCACCATCACCTGCTGCCCATCCAGTATTAGAACCAACATACAGATTACATCTTTGAGCTGTATGCACATTCGCATCAGCAGCATCTGGATTAACCCTTGCTGAATGGAATGCTACAGGTTGGTTAGTAGTTGGACTAGACGTTCCTACACGATCACCTACTGCAAGTTTACCATCTCCATCAATACGCATACTCTCTTCAGGAGCATTATTACCAGACTTATTGTAGAATAAAGTTTTTCCTGTATATTGACATCTAACTGCAGCACTACCATAATTATTGTAATACCTAGTGAAAGTACCATTCTGTCCCATGTATACATTGGAACCCATCATTATATCAGTACCACCACTATCATCAGTAGTTGATATTGCAGCGTCTGCTAAACCAGCTCCATAAGCAGTCTGGAAACAGATAGGTGGCATTGTCTGCGTAGATCTTTTTGCTAAGAAAGATAGTTGAGCAGTAGGAACAGAAGTGTTTATACCAACCAAACCACCCGATGTGATGCGAACTTTTTCTGTTGCACTATTATTTCCAGTTGCAAATGCTAGGAATCCTTTACCAGCAGAATTATTCTCTACACCAAATCTTATTTCGCTTCTATTATACTCGTTACTTCTATTATACTTACCACGAATTGTTCCATATGTTCCATCAGTTGCACCAACATACATCTCAACAAGGTTTGCAGCACTGCCAGCCTCATTACCTACACCAATATTAAGAGCACCAGCTGATGTGATGCGAAGTCTTTCTGTTGAAGTAGTTGTTCCACCATTAGTATAGAAAGTTAAATAACCGGGCGTATCATTAGAACCAATACCTGTATCAACATAAGTTCTTATTTCAGCAGCTGAATGATTTAAATCAGTTCCATCATGAGGATACCATCCTATTACTCCAATATTATCACCTGCTTGACATGCAGCACCAGCAGAAGATCTTGATTTAGCTAGTGCTATGTAACCTGCTCCATTATCATTTGATGTTCTTATAAATGTTGCTAATTCTGAACTATTTTTTTGAACCTGAAGAATTGGCTCACCACCAGCAGATGCTCTAGAAGCATTATGTCCAAGTAATAATCTTCCACTTGAGTCGATGCGAAGTCTTTCAGTCATCGAACCACCAGAAGGTCGAGTACCAATTGTTAATGCTCCTTCGTTATTTGAATTATTAACATTAATAAATTTAATTTCGCTTGTTCCTTGTCCTCCTGCATCTGCACCTTGAATCATTGTATATGAATTCGCAGTTGCATCATTATTTTGAAGAGATATCCATGTTCCAAGAGTACTACCAGTTCCTTCTAACTTAATAGCTCCATCTGATGATGTATCTTTTATATGGAGTTTTACTCCTGAAGCTGGATCAACTCCTATACCAACATCACCACTTGAGTTGATGCGAAATCTTTCACTACCACCAGTTTCGACTGAAAATGTATCAGCAGCAGGGAATCTTATTGCAGTATTAGTGTCTCCAGTATGAATTATCTTATCTGGAATTGTGAGGTCACCACCCACAGTTAAGTTTGTTGGTTCAATGGTTCCTACAAACTTTGTTGCTGTAATTATACCCGTAACAACTACATTACTATTTGCATCAAAAGTTATATTAGAAGCTGTTGTATTAATTCCTATCGTTGTGATACCAGAAGTCTTTCCATCAATATGAACAAGAACATCTCCAGATGAATTAGTTATTTTTACTTTCTCATCAATACTAGCACTCGCTGGTACTGATTGTGCCTCAATATTGTTTATCCGAAGAGTACTCATTTTATGACGCTTTTTTTAATATTTAGACTACAACATAGTTTCCATCAACAGTTAAAACACCATTAACTGTGACTGGCCCTGCCATTAATCCATTGAAACTTGTGCTTATATAATGATTACCATTAAGTTCATTATCATATATTGTCATGCCATTGCTTATATACATTCCTTGGAAAGAATTACCAGCACCAACCATATCAGTTGTAAATCCAACTGTATTGACACCTACATTCGATGCAGTATGAATACCAGCTGCAGGAGATGATGATGTAACAAACTTACCTCCACCCGCAACTTCTAAATCAATTGTTCCATCAGAATCTTGATACGTAACAGTGATATTAGTTTCAGTATTACCTGAGAACATTGCACCAACAATATCTTGTATTTCTTCATTTGTCTTACCACCCAAATTAACTGTGGCAATACCTGAAACAGAAGTTGCTGTTAATCCTGATTGAACAAAATTAATAAAGGTAACTCCAGTTCCAATGGTTGTACCACCAGACTGAATACCTACACTAGATAATCTATCCTTTGCACTCTCTGCTAATTTTGCAAGTGTAACTGAAGCATCTGCTGGAACAGATACACCAATAGAAGTTCCTAAAACAATTATAAAACAATCATCACCACTAGCTGGTGCAGAAGCAAACTCAATACTTGATTGATCTATTGTAAAAGCAGTCTCTGCTTCTTGAATAATACCTGAAACTGACACCATAAGTGCCATTGATGATCCGGGGAAAAAATCGGTGCCACCTGATTTAAGGTCAAAAGATACCTTACTACCATTAAACTGTGAAGAAATATCATCCAGTTTAAGATAATTACCTTGACTTAAATCGCGACCTATGTATGGCATATACTTTTTTTAGTTATTTAGTTGCCTTCAAGATTAGTTACTCGTGATCTAAGTGCAACATTCTCAGATTTAAGTTGATTCATCGTAGTCTCAGCATCTTCAATCTTAGTAATTAGTTCTTTAATTGCAGCAGTCAGCAATGGAGTAATTCTTCCATAATCAGCAGCTTGTGCATCAATAGAACCATCCTCATTTACTGCATCTTTTACACCATCAACTGCATCAGGACATACTGCATCCAATTCATGTGCGATCCATCCATCTACAGTTCCTAGTGCTGGATTATTTTTCCAAGTATGCCTAACAGGATTTAATTGTTTAACACGAGTTATACCATCTGATATTGAAACAACATTTTCTTTAAGTCTATAGTCAGAACTTGTGTAATAAGTTACATTACTTGAATTATCTTTAATTCTTCCAGTATTAGTATTGCTATTTGACCAGTTAGCAAAATATATATGATCTCCTGTGCTTCCTCCAGCACTAGATATTATCACATAGTTGGCAGTAGTACCTTGAACATTTAATCCATTAGCACTACTACTAGATGCATTTATATTGAAGTAACCTCCAGCAGGCCCTTGAGATGTTGTACCATAATAGAATTTTCCATCACTTCCGATGCGAAATCTTTCTGTCGCTGATGTACGAAATCTCATACTATTATCAGAATGATCATATGCAATTAATCCAGCACGAATTCCACTATTATCATCATCACTACCTGAGTTGTCAGCAAATTGTATTTCTCCTGATTGATTTCCGTTAGAATTTCCTCTGATAATTAAAGTTGGTCTATTTGTTCCAGTTATCTGAAGTGCCTGACCACTAACGGCACTATTATTTAAACCAGTAGTCCCAAGAATTAAATTCCCACTTGAGTCGAGGCGCATTCTTTCTTGAACTCCAGTAGCAGTATCTGGTCTTGTGTAAAATGTAAGATGTCCATCATCTTTATTACTAGCATCTGCACCAGCAAGTGCAATAATTCCAGCAACTTTGGTATTATTCCAGTAAGCAAATATTTCTCCTAGTCCACCACCAGCACTTGTGGTTGTTCCTCTTAATGCAATTCTACCACCACTTGTTCCACCGTCAATATGAATAGTTCCAGCAGTTGTATCAAGAGTTGTTTGTGAAGCACCAGTATATAATCTTCCACCTGAGTCAATGCGCATTCTTTCTCCAATACTACTACCATTATGAGTATAGAATGTAATTGGAGCACTACTATTAGGTGCTTTAATAAAGAACTCAGTACCTGAAACTCCTAATATACCTTTCTGTCCTCCTGCTTCATCATATAAATTAACTTCTACACCATTACTATCAGAACCACTAACAAATAATCTATTGGTATTTTCTGCTGCTTTAAGCATCAATAAACCACCAGATACATCTCCTTGAGTGGTCAGCATTGCATTGAAAATATTTGATCCACCGATTGATGTTGCAGCACTATTATTAGCAATTTTTATTCTTTGATTATTATTGGTTGATAATGATAAAGTTCCATTGGACACCACATTAACGTGTCCATTACCAGAAGAATCATGTCCTATATCAATACCAGTATTACTATTCCTATCACCAGCAGTAACTCTTACATAAGCACTTGTTGTATTAGCAGCATCTGGCCAAACATGAAGTAATTGTTGTGGAGATACATTACCTATAGCAACATTACCACTTGAGTTGATAAACATTCTTGTGGAAGTATTTGTAGCAAAATACAATCCATCAACATTATGTCCATAACTTATGAATCCTTTATATTCACCATCGCCAGAGGTTGCATCAGAAAAATAAATATTACCTGCACCACTTGTTCCAGATCGAAGTGTTATTCCAGTATCACCAGATGTTGCGATTGTTAAATCATCACCATTTGCATGTCCTTCAGTAGTGGTTCCTAGAAGCAATCGACCACTTGAGTCGATGCGAAGTCTTTCTGTTCCTGCTGTATAGAGACGCATATTACCCGTCTCTCTATTATTCAATAGAGTTTCAACACCACTTTGATGTATGGTAAATCCATCACCAGAACCAGTTCCAGTTGTACTGTTTGTTATATGAACATAACAATCAGCATTAGCTCTATGAATATGAAGAGGACTTCTTGCTGCTGCTGTGGTTCCTATTACAACATCACCTGCTGATGTGATGCGAAGTCTTTCTGCATTATTAGTTCCTAATGTTATCGTATTAGATGATGGACTGAATATTGATGATCCTGTTCCTACAGTAAAACCTGAGTTATCTACAAATGTTGTGATACCCGAAAACATCGGGCCGGAATCTGTAAAAGTTACAGTACTTAAACCAGCTCGACTCTTTAAACTATTTGTACGTATCTCAGATGTCATATTACTTTTTTAGTTATTTATGAAGACTGTAGAATGAATCTTTCATATCATTTATGCTACAAAACCTTGAATATCAAAGGTTACAAAAATATCAGATGTGTATCCACTATTATTTGTAACTGTAACACCTTTTGAAGCTCCTGCAACTGTAAAACTATTTCCACCACTTGCTCCACCTTGAGTATTAAATGGAGTATTACTTACACCAGAATTAGCTGTTGCTCTCATCCCAATGAGATACATTTGTGTTGTCATAAATGTTGCATTAGAATCTCTACAACTAGTAATAATAACTGTACCTCCACCATAAGTGCTTGATGTTTGGAAAGTATAAGAAGCTCCATTTGCTACTTCTTGATATAAAGTTTCTTTAACCTGAGTGTAATTAGCAGGAGTCTGACCCTTACGAGCCAAATGATGTCTTCCTACAGTTATAAATTTCTCGTCATTAGTAATACGCACTTTTTCTGTTGGTGTATCAGCATCTGCTGTAAAGAATCTAAGATCGATATGATTATTTCCAGAATTATTTACAGCCTGAATAGATCCATATCTAGTAGCAGATGTAGTAGGTGAAAATCTCAGTTCTTTTGTTGTGTTTTGAGCACTTGTATTACTTTTGAGGTGAACTACACCACTTGAGTCGATGCGAAGTCTTGTCCCTCCAGCATTAGTCTGAAAATCTAATGCATTATCAGTTTGTTGATATGCAATGCGTCCAATATCTGCATCACTTGAATCTCCAAAGTAAATATTGGCAGATGAACCACTACCTGAAATTATTGATATTCCTCTATCACTACTTCCCTCAATTACTAAATCATCTCCTGCTGTATTTGCAGATGTACCAATAGCACCTATTCTTGCACTTGTACCTAAATGTAAATTTCTCCATCTTGCTCCACTTGCTCCCAAATCTCTTACATTATCAGCATCAACTTTTGCATCGACATTAAATTGCACTTTACTAGTTGTGATGCGAAGTCTCTCTACATTATTAAGTGAAACTGCAAGAGTATCAGCTACTGGTCTGAATATTGCTGCTCCTGTTTGTGGTGTACTTATATTTCCACTAAAATCAATAAAAGCGGAAGACATGGTAAGTCTTCCATTACTCATTACTTTTATTCCATCATGTTGTATCTTAAATCTTTCTGTAGATCCATCTGAGTCATACCATTTAAAATTACCTTGATAATCAATTAGATGTCTTAATTTTGCATTAGCCCCTGATCCCCCCTGATCACCAGAAACATAAAAATTGAATCCTGAATAATTACCACCTGTTCTACATGCTGATATATGTACAATACCATCACCACTATTTCTTTCAATGATACAACCATCCACATTTTTAGAAGTATTAGCACTTCCAAAAAGACCTGATCCAGACACATTAATACCACCAGTTACTGTTGCTCCCGAATTAGTTGTTTTTATTTTTTCATTTCCATAATGATAAAGTAAAGACTCACCAGTTGAACCATCTGCTCTAAAGTAGAGTGCTGTGCCACCACTTCCATCATCAGTCTTAATATCTACATCTTTATCATTAGCATAGTTTGTTACTTGTATATTACCAGTAGTTTCAAAAATTTGTAGATTGGTTCCCGTATGTTTAATTGAACCATCATCATCAGTACCAAATGATGCTTTCTGATTATCAGGTATGAATACTCCTTCTCTTGCTGTTATTATACCTACTGAATCTATATTCGTTACATCTTCATATGTTAATGTACCACCAACAGACACATTTCCAGCAAAAGTAGCGATACCAGATATATTTAAATTATTTAACTCTGCACTGAGAGATTTTCTTATGTCTGTTAACTTAGAAAGTGCCATTATATCTTTTTAACTATTTATCGAACTTCAAAATCTAATTTACGAATTTTACGTTGTCTTCTTTTTTCCTGCCACTGCATATCTTGTTCAGTAAATCCAATCTTTTCTGAAAATCTAGGAGTGTTCACCATCACAACTTTTGACATGTCACGAGCTGATATACTATTACCTCTCACAGTTGTCATATTTTCACAACCACAAGAGTATGTTTTACCAGCACAACCTATCACCTCTTTACCACAAGAACGACATCTTATTCTAATGTTCTCCATTTCCCAATTAACAATTCACACTCTCTCTTTATATAGCACTACCAATCATCATCACTATTCTGCGAATTAACAAATTCTTTATTTCTCATGCAATATCCATGAGTATCAATTTCCATTCTTAAGTGTGCACCAGTATGAAGACCTTCTATTAATGCAACGATTAATAGTAACATCACAGGTAACATCCATAAGGGATGGCTCAGAACTTCAGAAGTTTTTTTCATTGCATTTTATGTACGGTGTAAGTATACCATAAAAAAAGACCCCTGCAATGCAGAGGTCTCGATCCATCTCGAACTAGAGATATTTATCAGAAGGTGAATTTAACACCTGCTTTTGCACCCCAGTTAACGATGTCGTCACCTGAAGAATCTTCATCAGTGATACCAGATAGTTCACCGTATAGTCCTACTGAATCTGTAGCAGCAACAGAAAGACCAGCCTTACCAGAGAACTCACCTTCAGAACCATCAGTTCCGTCTACAGCGATGAATGAAGGGCCACCTTGTACGTAGTAAGCTACTTTCTCAGAAGCGTCTCCTTCAAAGCCGATGTGAAGATCAGTTGTAGCACCAGAATAGTCTCCATCAGGATATGAGATATTGCTCTCAACATTCACGTAAGGGCCAGCAAATGCTGCACCAGCGAATAGGAATGGAGATGCTGCAACAGCAGCGATTGTTGACTTAATAGACATGTTTTTTTGTTAAGTATCTCGCAAGAAAAAATCCCTTGCGGATGATAGCACCCCCGACATGGGGTACTGTTTGCATTCGCAAAGGGTTACGATTCTTTCGAGTCCTTTGTACGATACTATTTAGTATAACATAAACTTATGTATATGTCAAAGGTAGGGATAACCCTACCTATACAGGATCTGAATTAACAAGGTCATCAAGTCTTGATTTGACATCACTCCAATCCTTATCAAATAATTCAACACCCTTTTCAGTAAGAGCGTGTCCATACATTTTATCAAAAATGATTGGAGGAATGGTAACAATATCTGCACCAGCTACAAAAGAATCAGAGACACTTTTTACATCACGAATTGATGCTGACAATATGGATGTTTTATAGTGTTGCTGTTCTTTATATAATGCTGCTATGTCACGTATCAAATCCATACCATTCATTGAATTATCATTCAATCTTCCAACAAATGGTGAAACATAAGTTGCTCCAGCTTTAGCAGCAAGAACTGCTTGTGCTGCAGAGAATATAAGAGTTACATTAACTCTTATCAATTCTTTTGAGAATTCTTTACAGGCAAGAAGACCTGCTCTTGTGCATGGAACTTTGATGGTAGTATTTTTTCCAAACTTCTTTGCTAGTCTAAATCCCTCTTGAATCATTTCAAAAGAGTTTCCAACCACCTCCATACTTATATCACGCACACCAAGATCAACAAGTTCTTGATATACGTCCTCTGGTTTTCTACCACTTCTCATTATAAGAGTTGGATTTGTTGTAATACCATCAACCAATCCTGTTGACCAGAAATCGCTTATGGTATCTACATCTGCTGAGTCAAGAAATATTCTCATAGAAGTAGGGTATCCTGTGTTTTTGAAATTTAGTTTATGCAACTTCAGTCGCTGCGGTTGTTTCTGGTGCTGCTGTTTCTTCAGCTGCTGGTGCTTCACCCTCTGCTTCTGCTTCTGGGAGTTTTACACCTGTCTGTTCAAGATACTCTATGATACCTTGAACTTTAAGTCCAAGTTCACGCTTTGAAGTAAGTTGTGCGTTGAGTTCTTGAATTTCTCTAAGAATATTTTCTCTCTGATCAAGCGCAGATTTTAAGTGTTGTTGTGAGTCTGTCATCTGTGTAAGAATGCGTCTAGTATATATACGATGTTAGTATAGCATGAATTTTTTATTTTTCAAGTACTAAATATTTACATATGGTAACGTTTAAAATGAAAAAATTTTTACCTTTTGCGATGCTATTGATGGGTGTTCCATTTGCTACAGCTCACCCAAGTGCCCGTGCAGACATTACACATCGTATGTCTTCTAGCACTCAGTTGGTTACAAACGCTGCAGCTACACAAGTTCAAAGAATCGGTAGTACGTATAGTGCCTCTGGATCTGGTGTAACTATGGATGTTGGTGGTGGTAACTCTGCAGACTTAAAAGTTGGTGGAATCGGATCACTTTCTTCAGGTGTTGGTCAAGGATCAATTGGTACAGCGACCCAGACAACTGCTGGTGGAGCATTCAGTTTTAGCCAGTCATTCATTTCTGGTGATGTAATTGAAACTACTGCACCTGCAGTTGGAGCAGTTAGTGATTACTCTATTCAAACTTCAACTGGTGTTGGTAGTGGCACTGGTACAGGTACGGTAACTTCAGCACATACTGCAACTGCAGTTGGTGGAGGAACAGGTACTTCTAGTACAGCACAATTTGTAACCGAGCTCACAATCAACTAGAGCGATGAAAAGGTTTATCCCTTTACTTTTATTACTAGGTTCAGGATCTGCTGTTAGAGCAGTTCCTGTGGTGCCAAATTTTACTCAGGGCTCAATGACCAGCCACACTGAGACAACTAGCACAGTTACTGAGACAATTAATAGTATGGATTATGCCACAGGCTGGCAGTATACAGTAACAGGCACTGGTGTTGAAACAAATGCTCCTCTCTCACCAGCAGGAACATCACAACATACAATTACAATAGACGGAGTGACTTCGACATGGAATGGTCTAGACATAGACAATCGACCACAATTTACACAAACCACTGCGGGAGCAAGTTTTCAATTTTCCGAAAGTTACGCTGGGCCAGGCCTCCAAAATCAAACCCTGATACAGAGGACAACCACAATAGAAAGCGTAACAGATACAACAAGCACCTTTACGCAATAACCGCAACTGCTGTAAGTGTCATAACATGCACACCAGTTATGGCAGCAGATGTGGGTGGTGTTAGTGCCACTGCCAATCCAATAGCAAATTCGTCTGGCTCGGTAACAAACCAAGCTATTCAGGTTTTACAAGGCCCATATATAACTAATACTTATGGTGGAGGCATTCAATGTCAAGGTGCGACTATGAATGTCACGCCATACGTCACTGGAGCTGGATCATTCAAAAGACCTTTTGAACGGTATTATGATGATCCAGTTTTTGATGTCTCCGACTTAGATGATGATGGACAAATTGATAATCCCGGAGAAATACTTTACTATATTCCAACAAGAACTAATCAAACAGAAAACTATAATTTGTCATTAGGTTTATCCGCTACATGGTCACGACCATTAGATAAACAATTACAAGAACAATGTAAAGAGGCAGCAGCTGCAAATATAGATCTAATGCAACAAACAGTTGCCAATAAAAGATTAGATTTTGAAATCGCACGTCTTAAGAATTGTGGTGAACTTAAAAAGGCTGGTATAATGTTCCATCCCAAATCACCATATGCTTCCATATGTGCTGATGTAATGTTAGTTCAACCTGCTGGTGTAGTAACTCCTCATATGCATAACCTTACACCTAATAAAGTTAATGAAGAAATCAAAGTAGACTCAAATAAAGTTGAAGTAAATGGTGAGGCATCTAATCTAGGAGTATTCTCTATAGGAAAACCCATAGACTAATTATTTTTTATTTTTAAAATACTTCTTCTTTAGTTTTTCCGCTTCTTTCTCAGCCTTCATCTTTTTGGCATGGTTCTTAGCAAAAGGAATCTCAAGTAAACCTTTCTTTTTCCGATATTCATTTGTTTTCAATTGAGCTTGAGTAGGTTTATAAGGAGTCTTACCAAGTGCTTTATTAACCTTACCTATTACCTGTTTAATTGCAGGTTTAAAAATCTTTAGTAGTAAATCTGCTAGAGGTTTTGCTAATAGTGCAGATGTGCCAGCCACTGCTGCTATGGAAGCTGTTGTAGTAGCAACTGCTGCAGAAGGTAGGTACGCTTCTACTACACCAATATCTTCATATAATTCTACACATACCCACGTTCCTTGTTGAGTTTTTTGTAATTCATGACCAACTACTTTTTCTTTTTCACTAGGGCCTACTGCACCAATACGTAATGATTGTGGGCCGGGACAATCAGGTTTTTCATTACCTGCTTTGGGTATAGGTGGTGTATCTGGTGTAGTAAGATCTGGATCCTCTGGTGGAGCAACAGGTGGTGCCTCCTGTTGTCTCGTAATTATCAATTGATCTGGTTCATAGTTCATAGAATCATATGAAGGATAACCAGAATCACAAAAAGTCATTACCTCTTCAGGATCATTCTCTACTAGATCCTTATCTATCGGTAAATTATTCCTATGTCTTTTATTATCTTTATGTGCTTTTACACAACCGGGGAGATCTACAATAGGATTACCAATATTGACTATGACAGGAGGAAGTAAATAATCAACATTAGGTTGTGTGGTCATCCACTGAGGAACATACACATTTGGAATATTAGTATCATAGATATCAATAATATTCGTGGTATTGTTATTAATACCATCAATTTTTTTAATGGGTTCCATTCATTTTGCGATGTTATTCCATTTTAAAAAGTCAAAAGTAGTTATATAACTTTCATGCTTATGATCTGCCTCTGCAAATGTAGGAACCGTAGCCATATTTGTATAGATTCCAAATACAGTCACTAATGATGCTATTACAGCACCAGCACCCCAAACCCACTTCTCTAATTTACGAAGTCTATCATTAAGTTCTTCTTGATCCTTATCCTTTATACGATCAAGTTGCTCTTCTAAATCCTTAACTTTTGTTTCCAAGACTGCCATACGACTGTCTTGTGCGGATTGTTTTTCATAATATTCAGGGTTAGTAGTGGTCATTTAGGAACCTCCTTACGGTAATCTTGCGGTGAATCTATTCTAACAACACCACCTGTTGATTTAGGTAACATCTCTGCTAAAGCATTACGAACTTCTTCTCTTACTATGAGTTGAATTTCTGATTGTTTTGCTTTAACTCTTTTTTCAGGCCCACCAGTTGCTTTATCGATGGCATAATTACCACCAAAAATACTACCGCCACCTATGACGGCAACTGCTGTTCCTGTACTAGCAACTTTTTGTATATCCATTATAGAAGAATCGCTCCAATAATAAAACCTTTAGCAAATGAAAGACATAGCATTTGATAATTAGATAATTTGAATTTGCCTTGAAATTTATACGCAAGATTCTTATCCCACTCTTTTACACTATGAAATGTTTGTCTCATCGCTTTCATACTTTCATCAATGTTAATATTCCACATAGTTTTACTCCACTAATGTACCAAATGATCTACGTATATTTCTCAATTCTTCAAAGTCCTTTTGCTTGGTTCCACCGTCATATGGCCATGCATATCCTTCAGTGATCATCTGTTCATTAAGCGATAGATCCCCATCACCAATATAACACCAGCCAAGCAAACGCCCATACTTACCGACCCCGCCATCGAGCTCAGTCCTAATAATAAGATCGTCATCACCAGCAATCGCACCTTCCAACTTTCCTTTAAGCCAATCTGTTGCATCAATTCCGAGTGCTTTCTCTTCGAGATTTCTTGTCCTTTTTTCTGGGGTATCAACACCAGCTATCCTTACCCTCTCTTTCTTGTATAGATCAAATCCTAGATCTATTATAACATCAATCGTATCTCCGTCAAGAACCTTGACTATTTCCGTGACTCGGAAGTTGTAACAACTCTTCCGATTCGGTGGGGTCATCGCTCCCATCTTCATACTCCATAAGTGTATTATTTATCATGTCCTCCACTGAAGTGCGTTCTTTTTGTATCTTCCAGTTACGAAAAGAATTTATTATATGATGATATGTGTCTACAATCACCACAGGATTATCCTCTCTTGAATCTATAAAAACAATTTTTCCATCATCAAAATCTTTAATGTATTTTGCCTTCTCCGCTTTCACTGGAGTCGGTATCATTAACATTAATGGGATTAGGATTCCAATCATCGTACTTAAATATCCAATATATTGTAACACTTACTGCGACCAGAAGCAAAGCTATCATAATATTAACTGACCAAACTATGTCCATTAGAAAAAATTCTTTTACTGCTATGTATCATATATTTTTATACAGTGACATAGTGAGGGAGTCCACACATAAATGCGTATATTTACCTACTATGTTAGTATAAATATTATCGTAACGTGGAGTTGAAACGATCATGTCCCACTATACAGTCGGTTATCACGACTTACAAAGAAATCATTATGAGATATGTGAATATGCTGAGAATGCATATGAAGCAATAAAACAAGCGAAAGAAGATCTTCCAGAATTAAGTGGACATCCCCATGCTACAGAATACTGTATAAAGGAGCCCGATTAATGAAAGATTTACCATTTACATCAGCAACTATCATTTTAGGAACAGTAGCGATAGCAGTATGGGTATTACCAAAACTTGCTTACGTTTAGTTTGTATAAGAAACAGTTAATAACCAAAAACCTACAACAAATAAAAACCAAATATTAGTAGAGGAAAATATCGATGCAGTGCTAATCGATAGTTCCTCTATTTTTTTTACCTTAACAATTCTCATTTAATTCTTTTGCCATATTGCCACCAATATCAGCACCCTGATTTCCACCAAACATTGCTACCCAACCAGCAGCAACCCAACCAACAAAGGGAATATTAGACAAAGCAGGAGCAACACTGGCACCAACAGAGGTACCCACGAGTCTTCCTGTTCCTTTTGCTCCTCCGATTGCTTCGATGCATGCGATTGTTTTATCGCTTGGTTCTGCTCCTTTCGATTGAGCAGACGGGTCAATCCATGCTGTTGGGGTTGATACTGGCCCACCGTGGTGTTCTGCACCATCCATCGTATATTCAACAATTCTGTCCACTTTGTTTGAACCCAATCCCAGAAAGCCACCTTTTCTTTTGACCTCCTCAACTGTGGTCATTACAGTAGGATCGTTTGCCTTATATTTTACACTATACCCATTCTCATTCACCATAGCTTCATAAGAAGTGTAATTACCAACTGGTATATTTAATGACGGTAATTTAGTTTCGCGATTAGCGAGCATACCAATCATGCCTATGTGCGATAAACCAAGTAGTCCACCCAATCCAAGGGCAAACCACTTAGTTAAATTTACATCTTTTTTTTCCATAGCAATTTCCTCGGTTTACATAGTGAAAGGTGGTTCTTCTTTCTTAGGTGCAGGTGGTTGACTTGCAATACTAATTGGTGCTTGTTCGATTCTAATTGTCTGAGCAGGTGCAGTTTGTGCTGCTGCTGCAATTAACCTTTCCATGTCTCCTTTAGATACTCCTCCTCCACCACCACCATTAACAGCACCTTTTTTAGATGTTTGAACCCCAAATGTAGCCAAAACTCCTGTAAAAACTGAAGCTATAAATGTCGGATCCAGATCTTGTTTTGGCATTTTAAATGCTTCAGGAAGATCAACGTAGGCCAAAGTTAAGATAGCCCCCGACCAAACTAAAATTCCTAGCCGTACAAACGTACTAAGAATCATCATCTGCTCCTCTTTATCGTCGGTTGCTTCTCTTAACTTAGCAAAGAGACCTTTTTTCTTTTGTTCTTCTCCTTTAACTTCCTCTTTAATTTCTTCTTTAGGCTTTTCCTTTTTTACTGCGTCTGCCATAAAATTAGAGTATCTAATCTATATAGCAAAATTTATTTTAAAATTGAGAAATACCTAATCCACCAGCAGGTACATTAGCTTGTGGTGTGGAAGGAACAAGATCAGGAGTACCTATAGGTAGATCACCGCCTAATCCAGCAGCACCGCCAATACCTCCAAGATTACTCATCACTGCTTCAATCGCTTGAGTTTTGACCTTCTCAATAAGTGAATCTTTATTAAGATATAGGTACCCACCAGCACCAACAACGGTGAGAGATACAACCCCACTAAGAATAGCAATTCCATTTACAATTTTTTGCATTTTAATCTCCGTAGTAATTTAAAAAATACTTGATTATACCATCACAATTTAGATTACCAGAAGTAACCCAACGATCAGCACATTCGTAAATGATTTGATTTTGGTATTTAGGAAATCCATGATCGTTATACTGATTACCGAATTGATTCAAAAGAATTTTTAAAGCCTCTTGTCTCAATAACATCCGTGAAGGATGGTATCTTTCTTCACTTGTCATAATCACTTCCATCTCCAATATAAGTCAGTGAGAAAACATCATGGTCTTCACCATCATATTCAATCCACTCCTCAAACTCTTTATAAATTGCATTTTTATCAGCAACAGGTTCTACTACATTAAGTCTACTGATAGACCAATCACGAACACTATTCAGAGTTTGATTCAAAGTTTCCATAATCTTTACGCATATAGCGACCAAGTATGTTGCTATTATAATATTTCGGTGTCCCGTCGTCAAGAGCCTCTGTTAACACATTATGAAGAAACAACTGTTTAGTCTCTTCATAATTTACTTTACCTAATGTTGTATGTAATGATATTATCTCTCTTCTGAAAGCACCTCTACCAAGGCACTTAATATCCTGTTTAAGTTCCGCAGAGCTTCCAAAGTATCGTTTCCAGTCTGACTCCGAAGTAATCTTTCTTTTACCTCCTTTCGGTTTTCGCTTCTGCACGAAATATTTTCTTCCGATATATTCCTTTCCATTTGTGGTGTTGGTGATGCGATAGACGAACCCATAGTGGTCACCGATATCATCAGAAGTAAAGGGAGTGCCCTCATAGATCCAAGGATTTTCATAATCAATATTCTTATCAGTCATTTAATTATAACATCACAATTCTATGTAGTCAATAAAAAAGAGGGTTATTAACCCTCTTTCAACCATTCACATTCTAACCAGTCATAAGCATCTAATTTACCTCCAAATAATTTGTCAGTGTGTTTAGCAGAGTCAAGGTATGCTTGTATGCTTGCCTCTACTTCATCATAGTTTGAATCCTGAGAATGAGTCCTTCTTAACATCTTGTTTAATGCCTCCTACGACGTAGCTTTCAACTTCTGTTTCTTGTGGTGCAACTTGCAATCCTTTTGAAGAAATCCAGTGTGCTGTCCAAGGTAATGGGTTGTTACGCATTGCAATATCATAAATTGGATTCAATCCAACTGCCTTCATTCTTTTGTTAGCAGTCCATTCAACATACTGATGTAGTAGTTTTTCATTTAAACCAATCATAGAACCATCCTTAAACAGATATTCTGCCCAGTATTTCTCCTGATTGACGGCAGTTTCAAATGCTTTTTGAAACCATGGCTCCTCCTCTTTGTAAATTTTCTTCATCTCTGGGTCATCACCATCTCTCCAATGTTTGAGAATACTTTGTGTAATGACTAGATGTTGGTTTTCGTCTCTGGCGATGAGAGACACGATTTTTGCCGATCCTTCCATGAGCTTAAGTTCGCCAAAAGCAAACGAGCATGCGAAGGAGACATAGAACCTAATTCCCTCCAAAATGTTGACGTTTGCAACTGCTCGGAAGAGTCTTTTTTTGAGTTCATACCTTGTGTAATCTGATAAGTAGGAACCTCTGCAGCTTTCTTTCCATTGATTACCTTGATCATACTCATGTGCCTCATTAATAAAATCATCATATGATTCAGTAACACTCTGTGCCCTCTCCAGAATACGATCATCTGTAAGGATAGTGTCGAAAACATCAGATGGATTAGAATAGACGTTTTTGATAATGTAAGTATAGGATCTACTATGGATCATTTCCATAAACTCCCATACCTTCATACATCCTTCTAACTCAGGAAGTGAACAGTATGGTGCAAATGCCATACCGGGCCCTCTTCCTTGAACAGAATCTAACATCACCTGATACTTCAGATTAGATGTAAAGATATGCTTCTGCTCTGGACGAAGTGTTTGATAATCACTTCTGTCCTTTTGAAGAGATACCTCTTCCGGTCTCCAGAAATAACCTAGTTGTTGAGTTGTGAGTTTCTCAAAAACTGGGTACTTATAGTTATCATATCTTTGAACTCCAAGTGGAGCACCAAAGAACATTGGTTGTTTTTTTGTATCTACAACCTGCGAATTGAATACAGTCATTTGACTGACTGGTTTTTGTTTGGTTGATTCCACGTTAGTCTTAAAGTTTACAAGACTCACAATCCTCTTCCTCCTCAGTGAGAATACTGTTGACTAGTTCATTGAGATTAGGTTTTTCTTCCTCAATCTCATCTGTTTTGATATCGTAGGTGTTCTGATAGTAACTGGTCTTCCAACCATACTTATAGGTGGTTAAAAGATCCTGTGCCATTACAGAAACTGGAACTTCGTTATCTGGGTAGTGTTCTGGATTATAACTCCAGTTTCCACTAATCGCTTGATCAAAGAATTTCTGCATAACAGCAACGACGTTGATATATCCCTTATTAGATGTCATATCCCATAAGAGAGTATAGTTATTCTTTAAGTGCTGATATCCGGGTACTATTTGCTTGAGTGGCCCTTTCTTCGATTTCTTAATGGACAGATACCCTCTAGGTGGTTCGATTCCATTGGTTGCATTTGACACAACGGAACTGCTCTCCGAAGGCATTTGTGCCGACAATGTTGAGTTCCGTACTCCATATTCCATGATATCCACTCTAAGAGATTCCCAGTCATATTTTAAATTATTGGGAACAATTTCATCCACATCATGTTTATATGTATCAATCGGAAGAATTCCATTTCCATACTTAGTTCTGTCTGAGTATTTACACGCACCCTTTTCTTTTGCAAGATCGACAGTGGACTTAATTAAATAATATTGAAACGCTTCAGTAAGATCATGAACAAGTTCCCATGCCCTTTGATCTTCATACTTAACACCGTTCTTTGCAAGGTAATGTGCAAGTCCAATATATCCTACTCCTAGCGAACGACGTGCTTTTGTGGCAACCTCTGCAGCTCTGACTGGGTATTGCTGAAAATCAATGAGTTCATCAAGACTGCGAACACTAAGATCACAAAGACTTTCGAGATCGGATAGATCACGTATCTTACCGATATTAACAGCAGAAAGAATGCAGAGAGCAATTTCACCATTTTCATCGTCAATATGTTGTACAGGTTTAGTTGGTAAAGTAATCTCTTGACATAGATTGCTCATCTCTACCTTATCCACAAAGGATGAGTGAGAATTGCAATGGTCTATGTTCATTAAGTATATTCTACCAGTTTCGGCACGTTCCTTGAGAAGGTCAAGGATAAGTTCTTGTCCTCCAATAGTTTTTCTGGGGATTGATTCATCATTCTCATAGCGAGTATAAAGGTCATCAAACTCATCGGTACCAAAACTCTCGTATAAGCCAGGACAATCATGTGGGGAAAATAAGGAGACTTCCTTATCTTCGATAAACCTTTCATAGAATAACTTGCTTAGTTGGATACTGTAGTCGAGTTTTCTGACTCGGTTGTCTTCTGTTCCTTTGTTGTTTTTGAGGACGAGGATGTCTCTGATTTCTTGGTGCCAAATAGGGAAGTGGACAG